CAGCTGATACAACTAATGTTTTGGTATGTCGTTCAGGACGATACACATTTTTTTCGACTAACGTCTCCCAAGTAGGGAACTTACCGTCAAAGGAATCACGCGAAAGGCCGTATTGCTTAAACCGTTTATCCGTCCATCTGTCAGTGGCCGCTGCCAACACTGACAAGTGTAAAGACCCTTTCTTCTCAGCTCGACGAGCGATAATCACCCACAAGCGACTCAGTAAATCATAATTTAAACGGCAACTTGCGTACGTGCCGTATACGTGACCTACTACTGAGAGAGCCACATCTACCAGATCTCTTCGACCAGGCTCACGTCCCCAGGCTATCTTTGGTATAATTTCGTGTCGAGGGCGCCAAGGAATGTAAACTGCCTGACCATATCCTTCATTTGGGTTGATGACCGCATACATCTTTAGAAAGCAAATGCCTCGTCGCGTTATATACCCATTAGAATGAAGAGTATCAAAATCATCGGTTTCATGAATATCTCGTATTTCCATTCCGTGTTGTTCTTTAAGCCAAGCGACAAATCCCATATAGGAAAAATTATCAAGCCAAAAAGCTTCACGAGTTATACTGAGCACATGATCATCTCCGTACACTATATATATAACATGTTTTACTATTCCTCGCCATGCCTTTTTCTGATCTGAAGGCTTCATTTTTGAGATTTGTATGACACAGTACCAACAGAAAAGCAGTAAGTTAATCCAGGAGTTCGCATGTGAAGTCTGATACATACCAGAAGGGATATGACCCTGGATCTTAGCCCATACGCCATAAAACAATGACTGTAAACGATCTATAGTACGTAAAGCTATTTCCCGAGCCATTGCTGAAAGAAAGTCGTATAGCTCAGGATCTTTTGAACGATCGTAGTAACGCATAGCCTCGCGCTGATATATCTCAATCAGTAAGCGTCGAACTGAGACATCCCATTTTCGGTAATCCCCATCCCAAAATCTCCTTTTACCCCCTGTCGGATTAAGAAGATGGTAAAGAAATTGCATTCCTCCATCGACCCATGCTTGACCTACACGGATACGACCCATCTCTACGTTCATACGAATCTGCGCGACCATTCGTTCCATTAAAATGAAAGTAAAGTTTGGAATTACAAAAAGGCGTCCTTTCATGCATGCTTTGAACCAATAATTATCATCCCATAGCTTCCGGCGATCTAAGGTAAAATTTTCAAATTTGAAAGAAGAGGTACATGCGATTAGAGGTGGTACTCCGGATTCCATCCAGCCTATAATATTATTCATACTGGCTTCGTAATTTTCTCTTTTTTTTCCTTGTGAATCTATTACCATGGTAGTCCAATCATCTAATTTAACTTCTTTTCGAGTAGCGGTTTTCCCATCCAAAGGAGGATTGAGCCCAGACGACGTGTGCAAGGGCATAGACTCTACTTCAGGCGCTATGTCTATATCGGGTTTGAAACTGTTAAAATATTTTTTTGTACCGAGTATATCATACATGTGATCCAACGCCGCTGGAAGCAATTCTAGGTCCTTGATCAGACTAGGAGGCGGCTCTTGCTCTCGACTCATGTTACGAACTCCTTCGATTAATTTTTCATCCAGATTAACGGTAGAAGAAATAACGGTAGGACGGCCTTTATAGGTACCAAAAGCCAATTTATACGGTGAAATTTGATTCCACGCTAAGTCTTGTAAACTCGGTATAGGTCTTATACCATTTACTTCTGTTTCTCCGAATTCTATTTCTTCTCGATAAAAGGATTTACACGGCATCCATCCTGTTAGACCAATACGACGAAGATACCATGAATCCAACTCCATAAACGTAGCGAAAATGTCCGGATGTAATTCATTGTAAACTGGAGTTGGATCGTAATCTCGCTGGTAGGGAGCTGGCACTGCGTTCATATTAGGAGATTCCTTGATTATATTCATTAGCAGATGATATTTTGACGGTCTCTCTATACGAGTTACTACACCCTCTGATAAAGTGAAGTTAGCTGTAACCGCATCCATTACTTTTTGCATCTGTTGTTCATTTGTAAGCCGGACCCCATGTCGCAGTCTTGGAACAACACACTTAAAGCCACGTGCTATTCCTGCTTCCAACCCTTCTAGAACATAATCGCACATGCACGTTCGACCTGGACAAGACGTTTGTTCTACGCCATTCAATTCGCAATATTCCTTAAAGTATTTAACGTGACTTCGATTCCTGTAAAACATTTTTCCTAACAATGGTTGACCTCTGCACAAGCGTTTCAAATCTTCTATTGTTGCTACCGACCCGGGACGATAGTTCCGGTAG